TTGCTGTAGATACCAAAGAGCTTTTCTTCACCGTCTGTAATACGGTCTGACACTCCTACTGGGTCTTCTCGACGGTCTACAGAATCAGTTACAGAAGTCTTGAATGTTTCAGCTGCTTGGTCATTGACACGTACCAGTGCCTCTTCTTTTGTCTCTCCATCCTTTGCTACTGCTTCAGTGTCCAAGTTTTTAGGACGTACAAACTCAGGGCCGTAGACATCCTCTGCGTCTACAAACCCTTTACTTTCTACGGAAAGATCAACGAATGATGTCATATTATGAAGTCTTCAACATTTTCTGAACTTGTTCAAATCCACCCAAGCCTTCAAAGGCTTTCATACCAAAACTACCTATAGCACCGAATGTCTGAGCCTTCTGAGAGGCTATGCTGATTTCATTAGATAGGCCTGACATCTGACCAGCAAAGCCTTGAGCACTACCAAGCTGCGATGACAACGATGACAGTCCACCACCTATAGCAGAACCACCAACAACACCAGCACCTAAAGCACTAGCCCTTAGTTGAGCTTGTTTAAGCTGTGTCTCTCGTATAGCTTGACGTTGACTACGGCGTGTCTGTAACGTCTGTTGTTGTTGCTGGGCACGGGCAGCCCTCTTCTGTTGATTAACAGAAGCTATTGTTGATGCTCCAGTAATAGCCGCCGATATTAGAATTGCTGCTGCTGTTGTCACTTCAGTCTCCTAGTTTTTTAATGAATACTTTTTCAAGAGGTTGAAAGTCTAGCCTTTGAAGGATAGAGTCATAAGGTTTGTCAATATTTGAACTAAAAAGAAGAACATCTGCACCTAAATCCTTTAAGTCTTTAACAGCATACTTAACAAGAAAATAACCTAGTAGTCCTTTACGATGTTCTTTTTCTATAAATAAAATATCATTAGAAGCAAATACAGTGTTTTTATAATGATGGTGTTCTCTTGAAACGACAGTAAGATAACCTACGAGATTGTTTTGTTTACGTACTGTATACACACCTAACATATAGCTTTTATTTAAAGTCTCATAAATATCCCAGTCTGGGTTTAACTTAATACCGTACTTACTAAGCCCTGTATCTTCCCAGTTTTTATGAGTAAGTTCGTCTACCTGATCTTTTACTTCGTTAAAGTCTTCTCTTTGTATCTTAAAATCTCGTATTTGCTGCACTAAGTATTCCGAAACCTAATAGTACGAAGTCTTTGCCTTGTTCACTCTCGAACCTAAGGCGCATACTACGGCCTCGACCTCTCATCTTTAGTCGTGTGGTTACGACATTTTCAGGGTAGTCCCATGTAGATAAAGCTGATTCATTAACTACGGGAGTATATTTAAGTCGGTAGGCTTGTTGTGGTGAAGACGAAGTGTTGTTCCTAAAGTCCCAATACGACGATACCAGCAACGAAGATTCCCTTACGGGATTATACCCTAATTCTTCACTACCTGCAAACCCTGTTTCAGTTGGACGTAAATAAACTTGTAAGTATGGTGCATTCTTCTTGAGTATCAAATCACCCATGAAGTCATAACCAGCTTCAGCATAGCTACTGTAGTTAGCATCACCCCAGTCTAGGAAGCCAGAGTTTTGGAAGAAACCTATAGTCATCTTACCTGAAGATGCATCGTAGATCATTAAGGATACAGCACTATCAGCTTGAGCAAGTTGAGTAAGTTTATTTACTACAACATCATAACCACCTGAGGTAACTACGTCATCACCGTTAGCTGTATATACATCAAAGTTTGTGTATTCAGAACCAAAACCTGACAGGTACTCAGCACCAATGATGTAGTCAGTGTTAGAGGCACTATCAGCAACCGTCCAAGGGTAGAATGATTGCAGTGAAATGTCTAATGTTAGTACTTGGTTCTTCTTGTTGTAGTCTCCTGATCCATTGCTAGGATAAAACCAGTGGACCCTCTTGTTAGTCTCATCGTAGGAAGCAATACATCTTTGCTTTGCATTACCATCAATCTTATCAAAGAATGTTTGTATGGTAGAAATAGTAAGGTTTTGTTCTTGCCCTCTACCACTGACCTGATCGAAGGAGATAGTGTGGATACCATGCTTGGACCACCACATAGGGATGTCACTTACAGTTACAAACGTAGAAGCATTATTAATCCCTACATTAGTAACACGAGTGATAGAGTACTCAGTAGCTCTGAAGACACCATCAACACCATTGATCTGCCACACACCGTTCTCAGCAAAGACCATCAGGTTAGCACCAAGTGCATGTAGTTTCTGGATGTTGTGGGCTTCAGGTATTACAATCACACCACCATCCGTATCTAGTAGATCACTAGAGTAGTCTGATGTAGGATCATTCTGTTGGTGACACCGACCAGCTTCAGAAATACTATCCAGTTGTTTACTAAATAGTATTTTACCACTGTTTTTATTAGATGTCAATCCAGCATAGAAGATACGTCCTGAGAAAGCTTCTATGGTTTGAAACCTAGTAGACTCAGCCTCGGTAGGCAGACCCTCTCTTACTTTGTTAAAGAAGTCTAAAACAAAATGTCCGTTACCTGTAAGGGAAGTACCACTGTAAACCTTCTCCCACTCAGCTACACTGAAGTTACCACTGGCATCTTTACCTGAATACCAAGGGTGGGTAAGTGGTGGGTACTCATCGTCGTTAGCTGCTAGGTAGGCTGTAAGAGCAGCCTCTCCCTTTTCTCCTGACCACCCTGCGTTAGCTGTATCATACTCACGACCAGCACTAGGTGTTGCTGTACTCACAGTGTAGTTATCAACTGTACCTTGCCAGTCAAAGTCTCTTACACGAGGAGTAATCTGTTCTGTTGATATAGTGTCTGCTGTTGGGTCATATTCAATGTAGAAAGGGTTGATAGCTGAAGAAGCTACCACAAGGTCACCACTAAGAGAGGCTAGTTGTACTTTAGCTGTACCTGCCCCAGTGCTACCTGCATGTTCAAAGGTAGTTAGGTCTACAGAGAAAGACTTCTGGTTACCTGAGTAAGGTTCTGACGATAGGTTGTAAAAGTATAGTGTACTATTATTTTGTACAACCATAAACTCAAGACCTGCCTGACCTCCTACATTTACCCAACGTCCTGTAGTAAATTCAAAGTCTGAGGAAGTAACAGCAAAGGTAGACAACACATTGTTTTCTTCTACCTCTACAGCTAGTCTACGTCTACGAGAACCATCCCTGTCGAGAAGACAGTTGAGTTCGTCAATAGATGCATCCTCAGGAAATGTTAGTTCACCAGCCTCAGTTATCAAGCCCTTGATGAACGTGTTCACTACCTTTTGACTTATTCTTTGCGGCATCTTTTCTCTTCCGTTCTTCTCTGGCTTCTGTGAAGTAGTTTCGACGGGCTGTCTTGGACATATTCTTTTTCTTTAGATAGTTCTCTATAGCTCTCTTAGCTGCTGGTATCCCTGAGTACTTACCTTTGAACTCTTCTGGTAGGAGACCTTTCTCAAACTTAATCTCAAAGAAAATAAAACCATCGTTGGCCTTTTCAATTATGATGTCTGTAGCAAGTTTGTCTGTCTTACAAACACACCGTTGGTTAACAGTGTCTTCTATAAACTCGACCATTAGTTTCTCCCGTAGTAAGGCCGTACATTAGCCCTCTTTGTTTTGTACATATCGTTCTGTACGAATGACTTTAACCTACGAGCAGACTGTTCAATCTTAGGGTCTGACCCAGACTTAAACAAAGAGAAGCAAGTTGATTTAGCTTCAGCCAGTAAATATGGAAGCATAGTGTCATCCAAGTCAGGCTGGAAGTCATCGTCAATAGTAAAGGTTGGGTAGACATAACCAAAGGCTCTGGTCTTGCTATTCTGTAATACAGAGTCAACAGAAGCCTTATAGGAATCCATAACGATGTGGTCATCATCAAAGCTAGTGTAGTATGATGGGTGACGATCATTGCCGATAAACAACTGTGTACCACCTAGAACATCAGTGACAGTTATTGTTGTAGAGGAATCTTGGTTCATACGATCAATGAAGTTCATAGGTTCTACAAACATTATCTCTTGGTAGGTTGTACCTGAGTCAGCTATATTGTAGTCTACTCGACTAAGTTGACGAGTGTTAGATGGGTATGTGAAGTGAGTAGGCTTAGTATTATCTGACAATGAAGTAAGTTTAATAAGTTGTCTGTGCTCGGGTATGTCCCTTGCTGCAACAATATTAAAGAATGTATCTTCGATAACAGAAGCAACCTGTTCAGCTTCTACTGTATCACTGATTGAGTTCACAGCCTCTGAGTCCATGTCACTCAGAATAGACTGAACCATTTGAAGGAGTGTGTTTCTCATTATGTTCGATCCAATACTACTACAAAACGAAGGGTTGCCGAGTTGGTGGAAGCACCGTCTGAGGCTATAGTAATAAAGCTATTTGCTGTCACCGTGTTATTAGATGAAGGAGACAGAGTATCTACATCACCTGCTGCTGATCCTGAATTGGCTACAGTTATTGTTCCCATAGATGCAGCAGCTGAATTTTTTACTGTTAGTGTAGCATCAGCACTGCTTATAGCAGCTTCAAGAACTGTAACTACTTTACTAATAGTACCAGCAAAAGGAATAGGTACATAAACTGTACTGGAAGCAGAAATATTGTCGATGTAACCTGTTAAGGTTTCCCCTACAAGAGTTTCTTTAGCAGTCCAAGCCCCTGACCCTGACCCATTAGCAACATACACAGCCCCTGAGGATGCTGCTGCTACGCCCTTAGGTTCATGCAAGTAAGGGTCTGTTAGTGTACTATGGTTTACGTTTGCCATTGCAATCTCCTAAGGTGAAAGGAAGGGGACCGAAGCCCCCAACCAATTAGTTTATACTTCGATATACTCAATGACGAGTTTACCTGCACCAGCTGTAAATGCTGCTGTTCCGTACAACAAGCCAACATAGGCATCTGCTGCACCAACAGTGGCTTGAGTCGAAACCAAAGCACCATTACAGTCAACAGCAGTATTAACTGCTAAAGCTGTCTTGGCGATTGTGGCATCAATGCCGTCTGCATCAATAGCTGCGTTGGCTAGGGTAAACAAACCAATGCTCAAAGTACCCGAACCACCTGAAGTCCATGCAGTAGTAACAACCAAAGTTGCTTTCGTGATGTATGCTCCAGCTGGAATGAATGCATCGTTTGGTGTCGGTGCTACTTGAGCAGTACCAATCAAAGTTGCATCTGGGATGTCAATGACGAGGCTCTTAGTTCCAATAAGAGCACCACCATTATCTTTTACAGCCCCTTGATCCCCATCAGTGAGGACGAAAAGGCCATCTGCGTTAGTGTAAGACATCTAGTCTCTCCTTATACTGTAGGTGTCGTGATAACACGAACCATGTTTTCAGGACGGTACAACTTAACACCATAACGAGAAGTGGTTACGAACTCGTGACGTTGGAAGTCTTTGTTATACTCATAGTCCACCTCAGGCATCTGACGCCATGCACCCACGAATGGATTCACAGTAGCATTAGCTGAGAAGAACAAGTTAACTTTACCATTTGTTGTGCTAAAGTCGTTTGTAGTTGAGTTGTCCCGTTCTTTCAGAGCACTGTCTGAAGCATCAGCCAAGTAGTTAGATGTATACACATCAAAACCATAGACGTTAGCTACAAAACGCATACCAGTTGCAATACCTGAAC